AATTTTGAACCTTTACTGGTTGAAGTGAAGGACCGCGTTGAGCGCGACCAATGATAACTGGTCCGATTGCTTCTGGTTCATCTGGAATTTGCGATCTGTCAAGCTCTCTGAGTTGAACTCCAGGTGAAACAAAACGATATTTTTTGGATGCCATGTGATTAAATCTCCTTATTATTCTTTAATAATCTTTTATAAATAGTGTGTTTACAAGCGAAAAGACGAAACAATTAAGGTATGTACTTTCCTTTTATCCAATCTGGTTCATCTCCCATTATCACTCGCTCTCTTTGTGTCTTAACTTCAACAGCATTTTCTCTTATAACAATATTTGGCTGCTTTTGATTTTTGTCTCCGCCAACCAAATAACCAAGTACTTTTATTCCTACGTTTGTCTCATAGACTCTCGTTTCGCTCCCTAGGTCGTTTAAAGTATTTGTTGAAGCAAAGCTAGAATCAAAAAACCCTTCATAAGTATGACCGTCTTTTTTTAAAAGCTTGTAGTTTATCCCACTTGTGTTAGTAACAAATGGCTGAACTATTTCATTCATTTGTTGTTGATATTCTGCTCTTATTTTAATATTATACGTAACAGAAACATATATAGGGGCTGGAATTGTTACTGTTTCATAGACTACTTTCTTTTCGTTAACTTTTTTACGATCAGGAAAGTTTATTTGTTGAGATCCTGGGTTTCCTTTGTTTCCAACAATATTATTTTTCTTTCTATAGGCGTCCGCATTAAGAAAGTTTCCTGATTTATCTTGATTTATTTTTCTTTGAATAGTTATCTTTCCGCCCTTATAATCATTTATAGGAAGATTGCTGGCGTATAACACACCTTTGTCAGTTAGGCTTTTTTCAAAACTCTCTCTTTGAATTGTCATCATGGGGAATATTAAAGTTCCGTTATCATCTCTAAGATCTTTATTATCTTTAACCTGAAAGGCTCGTTCGGAAGCGACCCAAATAACTGGAACTTTTTTAAAGCCTTTATTTGTTGTGCAAAAAGCATTTATTTCATTATTGATATATTCATAAAGAGCATAATCAATAGTCTCTAGAGTGGAAGGCTTATATGATAAGACTTGTTCCATTGTACCGCTTACATTGTTCATATTTATTTACCGTCAAACAGCCCCTCTCTAGCTTTCGCACACTTAGCAGATATCTCTAATTGATTTTCATTTTGACCAAACAATTGTTTTGGCTCATTGAGGGTTATAATTTCATAATATTGTTGATTATATAAAATAAAATCGCCTTCTCTAACAAACACATCTTGATCTTCCGTTAAACGTCTTTTGTGGAAATGACACGTTAGTTCATAAATCCTGTCTAATCCATAGTTAGTTGTTGTTGTTTCATTTCCGCTCCAGTCAATAAGAGCATAAACTCTGATTGGTGGCAAAAAGTTTTTTTCTATTGCTTCTCCATAAAGAGGGTGATAGTTTGTATGTTTTCTGCTTATAGGATAATAGGCAATTGTTTGACCAATCACTCTCTCTATAAGTTCATCATTGACTTGCTTTACCAAATCTCTTTCTTTTTTATTGAAAAAAAGAGGTGGTGGAGGATTATTTGGTCTATTCCATTTATTGTCGTCTGACATTAAAAAATCCTCCTTATCCTACAAAAATCTTCATAGGAACATTCTGCTGTAATGTTTTTGCCTCTTCAGCCATTTTAGCATCTTTAGTGACCATCGCTTCGTATGTTAATCTATCCAATAATTCTTTAAGCTCTGCTTTCAGGGCATCTTTTTCAGCTTGTGATTGTGTCGCCAACTCTGATGCGTTTAAAGTTACAGCATCGCCCGGTAGTGGGATTGCTCCGAATTTACCGCGAACTTGAGCGAGCATACCTTTTGAAATTGCTAGGGCATAATTTCTTATCCACTGCTTACCCATGCTATTAATATTTTCATACGGGATGTTAGCAAATGGCAAGGTATTGTAATTGTTGATTCCATCTTTACCGTCAAGCCTTGTAGGATCAGATTCCCAAGCATCTTGCGGAATAGTAAATTCAAACCAAATTTTTTGTGGACTTATGAAATCAAAAGGTGAACTTGGAGCAGGATAAATTTTTAAGTAATTATCTCTTATTTCGTATGAGTAGTGTGAGGCTCTAGTGTAAAGACTATCTTCAAAAGCCATCGCTTGTGATTTGTTTTGCCAAGTTGGTACAACCTCAAATGTAGAGTCATCTGAATATTGACCATAGGTATTCAGGTTTCCTACAACATTCAATCCACCATAGTAACCATAAAACCTCCACATTGCGGCATTTGATTTATAATAAACTTTTCTTATCTCTATTCTTCTATTATTGACGCTTCCTGTAAAATCTACGGAAGAAGACACAGATAAATCTTGAACAACTTTTTGTAAATCATATTCTTGTTGGTTGTCAACCATATCAACTGACGCGGAATAAACTCTTCCATCACCAAGAGCGGCAGCTCTGGCAAGCCCATCAGAAACCTTTGTTGAGTACGTAAAGTTAAATGATGGAAATTTTAAGGCAACATGGGTGCCACTTAAGCTTGATGAAAGTTCACCAGACTCTAAAGCTCCTTTATGATCAAAAGTTCCTGTTGTAGCACCAAGAAAATCAGAAAGAACATTGACTGCCTGATGATTGTTGACAATATACGAATATTCCAAAACAGCTAATTCATATGATGTATAAATGTTTTGTTCCGTTAATTCGATGTCTAAAACATCCCCACCTAGCATTTTATATGTATAAGCTACTTGAGAAGCAGCTCCTGATAAAAATTCATCTGAACTTAAATAAACTCCATAGGGAACAGCAGTTGAAATAACATTTGCTGTGTTTCCTGTAGCTGGTAGTACATATGGGCTTGTTTGCTGTACAGGTGTTAAGGTAGGTGGTGCTGTCATTTTTCTTTCTCCTATGAGTTAAATAGTTGTTTTTGGCACAAAAGATAAAAGAAAACCCCACTTCCCGCAAGGAGAAGTGAGGCTTCTTAAGAGTTGCTATGAACTAAAGGGATATTAACCCAATAGATCCTCACAGATTACAAGACCGTACATATCTGGTCTTACCATCTTCTTCGCATAGCGAGTCATAACGCCCTTACGAGGAACGAATGATTCTGGGTCGAAAATGGTTGGAGTAACTTGTAGAGGCACATATGGAGCATAAACATAACCGCTTTCTAGGAAGCTGTTACCTTTACGACCAACCAATACTACGTTACGAACAAAGTAAGGATCGACATAGATGTCAAGTTTCTTGCTTAGTTGACCAACTTTAACTGCGCCAGCAGTACCACGATTTTCATCAGCAGTCGTGTCAGCACGGAAACCACTTGTAAACTCAAGGATGTTTGCTACTTCTGGGCTAACTACAATGAAGTTAGCTCCACCGCGCAATGTTTTGCGGTGAATTTGTGCAGAAACGTCATTGATGGTCTCAAGAAGTGTCTCATACCATTCAGAAACTGTACCAGTGAAATCTGGATATAGAGTTCCGTTAGTTGAGATACCAGTTTCGCGATTTACGAATTTACCTGGTTTACGAGACCAGAAGAATGTTCCCGCTGTAGCTCCCTTAACAAGATCTTCAAGAATTTCTTGGTCAATCTCAAGAGCGATTTGCTCAGACAATAGAGAGGTCAACTCAACTTCAGCATCCAAGTTGTGGTATGCGTTGATGTCTTGTTGAAGCTCTGGTGTCCATTTCGCCTTGAGTTTTTTGGTGATTGCTGTTACGGATACTGAATCAACTTTGATATCAATTTCTGGAATAGCGGTTTCGTTTTCAAGACCCCAAGCTGTGTCACCAACGACACCACCCAAGGTTGCGCTTGAAGTAAAGTTATCTACAGCTGCATAGCTAATTGCCAATGAAGCTGTAAGGTGATTGCTAGTGTCTCCACCTTCAGCAAACATTAGAACGTGCGTTTTGGTAGAGCCGCTAAAGCGAGTCAATCGGCGAAGATGTTGAACACCGTCAGCAACCATACCGACACCAGCAGAAGAAGAAATTGTGATAGAAACAAGATCGTCTTCATTTAGAGCAAGACCACTGTTATTAAAAGCAGATACAGGGTATTTACCAACAGCAATCTGAGAAGAACCAGAAGCGAGATCTGGATCGAACTGGCAAAGCGCATCAAATGCTTCATCACCATTTCCAAAAACTGCTGCGTTTTCTGCTGAACCTGTTGTGGTAACAGAACCCGTCGGTGAAGCATAACCATTGTTCAAAGAACGGAAACTGGTCTCAACATTAAGACCAGTAAGATCGACACCACCAGTAATTTGTGAACCAACTTTTCCACCACCATAAACTGATGTGTTGATTTCGTTTCCAAGACGATTAGAATTAAATGTAAAGTCGAGGAAGAAAATAAGACCAGATGGTAGGCTCATTGGTTGAACTGAAACAAGTTCGTTAGCTATAAGACCGCCGAATACACGACGAACGATAGGGAATGCTACAGCAGCAAAACCTTCGACATCTCCTGCTGCCATTGTTGATGCTTCACGAAGAAGCTCTTTGGCTTGATTCTCTAAAAGAGCAGCCATGTTGTTGCGGGTATGATCATTGCCAATACCCTCAAGAAGACCAGTTTTTTCCCATTTGTCTAGGATAGCTGCGCCTTCTTTTTGAACGTCGCGACGAACGACGCCTTCTGTCAATTTTTCAATAATAGACATAATTTTTCTCCTTAAATAAGTCCAGCAAGTTTTTTCATTCGATTAGAAACTTGTTCTTGCACGGATG